AAACATGGGCGTAACTCCAGTTATGGGTCTGAACGGAATGATCCGCCAGTTGCTTGGGATTGATCGTCCGCAGGTCGCCTAATGGCTGTACCTAACTACACAGATCTATTCAACGAAGGCTATGACGATCTGGTCGCAAAGCTCTCAACGGTGAGCGGTCTACAAGTCAATAACGATCCGCGGAACATCTCTCCACCTTCCGTCTTTGTCAATATCGACTCCATAGACGGCTACAACTACAATGTCGCAAAACTTAACTTCACCTTGCAGATCATCACGCTCGGCCCAGGCAACCTAGACGCCCAGAAGAGCCTGCTAAATATCCTCGCCCAGATCTATGCACTCAATATCGGCGTGGTCTCTGGACGCCCCACAAACCTAGATATCGGTGGCTCGGTGCTTCCTGCCTATGAGCTGTCGGTCACGACTGTCGTACAAACCGCCTAATCCACACTCTCGGTCTCATTATGTGTCAAACTAAATCCAACACTTCCAAGGAGTAACTTACATGGCCACTTCAACAATCCTCAGCCAACCGAAAGTCACCGTCGCAACCGTCGACCTCTCGGGCTGGTGCACAAGCGCAACTTTGACTCGCACCGTGACCGCATTGAACGACACGGTCTTCGGAAACACTGCAAACACCTTTACCGCAGGTCTTGAAGATAACGAATGCACGCTGACCTTGTTCTTGAGCTACGAAGCAAGTGCCACTTTCGCCACACTTTCACCATTGGTTGGCACAAAATTGACACTCATTGTCAAACCGACAACGGCGGTTGATTCAGCAACAAACCCCGGCTTCACTCTGACAAATACTTATCTTGAGTCGTTGCCAGTGATCTCTGCATCGCTCGGCGAACTCCAGTCCGTAGACCTGACCTTCATGGGCGGCGTCTACTCGGCTGACACCACAAACCCATAATCTTCGGCCTTCCTTGGCCCGACGAAAGGAAACAAAATGAAGATCAAACTCACGCTCACACGCGGAGACAAAAAAGAGTTACTAATTACAAACCTTTTTGCAATCTCTGAATGGGAACGCTTAGAGAATCGTCGAGTCTCCGACGGACGCGGAATCGGTGCATCCGATATGGCTTGCTGGGCGTACATCATGCTCGGCATCAAAGGCGAGACACTTCCCCCAACTTGGCGCGAATGGTTGAAACAAAATCCAGATGTCGAGATCGGCGTAGAGGACTCAACAGACCCAAACCCTACGGACGCGGCTACAGGCGACAACTCGCCGAACTTGTAGTCGCGACAGGGTGGGCTCCCACTTTCTACGCTGACACCTTCGACACGCGAGACCTAAGTACCATTGTCGCAGTGCTAGAAAAACAAAACAAGAAAAGGTGACATGGCTGACGGACTCAACACAAAGATCGAGGTCTACGGTCTAAAAGATGCGATCAAGCAACTCAACTCCGTTGAGCCTGGGCTTCGTAACGAAATTGCAAAAGACTTCCGCAATGTCGCAAAACCTGTCATCAATGACGCGCTCGCACTAATCCCTAACACGGTGCCGCTATCTGGTATGGGTCGCAGCTGGACTACGCCTTCGGGCTTCAAGATGCTTCCTTGGGATGCTGGACGCAAGCAAAAGATCTCCGCCAAGATCAACACAAAGAAGGTCTCGGAGTTTCGGGGACAGATCCGCAATGTCGGCGTCTTTAACATTGTTTATTCGGGCTCTACTGGCGCACTCTTTGACATGGCAGCGAACGGAAAGCTTGGTCGTGCACTCTCGGCGCGCTACGGCATGCGATCAAGAGTAATGTGGAGAGCAATGGAAAAGAACCAAGGCACAGTCGAGTCAGAGATGCGGCGAATCGTGGAGACTGTTATGGACAAAGTTGATCGAAATGTGGTCATGTAATGGCTTCAATCAACATTCCTATAATCTCCGAGTTTGATACCAAAGGCACACAAAAAGCGATCAAAGAGTTCCAGTCGCTTGAGGGCGCGTCGGCTAAAGCGTCGTTTGCAATTAAAAAAGCAGCAAAACCAGCCGCCGCCGCAATAGCAGGAATCGGAGCAGCTTTAGGTCTAGCAACTGCCGCAGCAATAGACGACCAAAAAGAACAATCAGATCTCGCATTAATTCTTAAAAATACATCGGGTGCATCAGACGAACTTGTCAAATCAATTGAAGATGAGATCTCCGTAATGAGTCGAGCGTCTGGAATTGCAGACACCGACTATCGCAAAGCACTTGAGATTCTAACGATCCAAAGCAAAGACGCAGGAAAGTCTATGGATGACATGAACCTCATCATGGACACGGCGGTCGGTCTGCATACCGATTCGGCAACAGTTGCAGACGCTCTAGCCAAGGCTTACGAAGGTAACTTTAAGGCACTCAAAACTCTTTCTCCAGAGATTAAAACAATGGTTGATGACGGAAAATCTTTGGATGAAATTATGGCAGTCATGGGTGAAACCTTTGGCGGAGCAGTAAGCAAAAACGCAGAAACCGCCGCAGGTCAAATGGCTATCCTAAAAAACTCAATAGGAGAAACCCAAGAATCAATCGGTGCAGCACTCTTGCCAGTCATCGAAGCAGTCCTGCCATATCTACAAGCGTTCGCCGACTGGGCACAAAAAAACCCTGAAACCTTCACAATCATTGCAGCCGCTATCGCAGGAATAGCAGCAGCAATCGTCCTCACCAATATCGCTATGGCTCTCAACCCATTCGCGCTCATCGCAATCGGAGTTGGCTTACTAGTCGCCGCGCTAAAAATTGCTTATGACAAGTTTGAGGGATTCAGAAAAGTTGTAGACATTGTGTTTGACGCACTTGTCAAGGGTGGTAAAGCAGTCTTTGACGGATTGACCACCTACTTCACAGGGCTCTACACCGCATTTAAGACACTTTTTAACGGCATCGCAAAACTCTGGAACGGTACGGTCGGCAAACTTGCCTTCAATATCCCTTCGTGGGTGCCAGTAATCGGCGGTAAAGGCTTCGAGGTTCCCGAGATCCCTATGCTCGCGGACGGCGGAATCGTGACAGGGCCAACGCTTGCAATGATCGGCGAGCGCGGCCCTGAAGCGGTCATCCCACTATCTGGACGCGGCGGTGGAATGGGCAACTACACGATCAACATCAACGGCGGACTCGGCTCAAGCGCAGAGATCGGCACAGCTGTCGTGAACGCGATCAGAGCATTCAACAGGCAGAACGGCCCAGCAAACATCGCGGTCGCGTAATGGCAGGCGTAGCAGTAGTTGGATCAGGTCTTTACGACCTCGAGATAGATACTGGGTACAACTGGAACGCTTTCACACTGGACGACGACCCGAAAGGCACACTTGACTCCACCGATTATGTCTTAGACGGAACCGATCAATACGCGTCGGTCATGGACGGCACTATCGGCTTGACAGCAAAACGCGGACGCGCCAATACTGGCGATCAATTCCCTTATGGCACGATGAGCTTCACGCTCAACGACACTTACGCCGACGGAGTGTTTAACCCTTTTGACACGACATCGCCTTACTACGATCCGAACAACTCGCTTCCCGGGCTTGCACCGCTTCGCAAAGTCCGCTTCTCTCGATACGACTCGCTCGGCGTGAAGAAATACTTGTGGGTCGGCTACATCGTGAACTTTGACTACACCTTCACCCTTGGCGGTCTAGACACCGTGAGCGTCACTTGTGCGGACTTCTCTTATCAACTAGGGCAGACTTTCTTGGCTGAATGGAATGTCACAGAGCAGCTCTCAAGCGACCGTTTTGACGAGCTGCTAGATCGTCCAGAAGTGGATTATCAGGGCACACGAAGCATTGAGACAGGTGTAGCGACCCTTGGCGGTGCAGCTGCTTACACGGTCGCCAACGGCACCTCGGTCGCAGGGTACGCCAACAAGATCATGGAAGCCGAACAGGGCAGAATCTTTGTGGATCGTGAAGGCACAATCACCTTCCAGAAGCGCATCGGACAAGTTTTAGGCGTCCCTGTTGCAGAGTTCCACGACACAAACCCACCAACCAAGATCGGCTACTCGGCGATTGACATTGCCTTTCAAGCGGACACAGTTGTCAATCGTGCATCAGTTGCACACGCTGGAGCATCGTCGCCAGAAGTCGCCGAAGACCTGACCTCTCAAGCGACCTATCTAATCCAAACAACCTCGATCACAGATTCGCTCGTTCATAACGACGCCGCAGCTCTGACACTTGCCGAATACCTTCTTAACGCTAATCCAGAAGCACGCTTCAACTCAATCGGCACCGAGTTCCCCGGCACGCCTGCCCTTGATCAAGACATACTTGCACTACTGGATGTAGGCAGTGTCATCAACATAGAAAAATCAATTACCACTTCCGAAGGCCCAACCCAGTTCGCCCAAAACTTGACGGTAGAAGGTCTTGAGCATCGGCTTACTTTGTCGGCTGGGCACGCTGTCACATACTTTACGGCACCAACCACGATCGTCTATGAGCTCATCTTGGACGACGCTGTATATGGCACACTTGACGAAGACAATGTCCTAGGATAGAAACATGACTGTAAGTACCCCAACCACCGCAGGACAGATCCTGACATCGGCTTATGTAAATAACAACATAAACAGCGGTTTGACATACATCAAGCAACAGAC